GGGAAATCTCCTCGGTCTTACCGATACCGCAGACCGTCCGTTGTTCCCGCAAGTCGGCCCAATGAACGCATACGGCAACCTTGCACCCGGACAGAACAACGGCAACGCTTTTGGTTTGTCAGTTATCGTTGACCGCAACTTCGCCGCTGCAACTTTGATTGCTGGCGACGCGTCTGGGTACGAACTGTTTGAACAGCAAAAAGGCGCAATCTCGTTGGACAACCCGTCTACCTTGAGCCGCACCATTGCGTTCCGTGGCTACTTCGCCGCTTTGATGATTGACAACACCAAGTTCGTTAAGGCTGCTTTCGTCTGATAGACGGAACTGAGTAGAGAGACTGCACCATGGCCACATTCAGCGTGACGCACCACCAGCGTCTAGACGATGTTGCTGTGGTGCAGACCCTTGAAGCAACCGACATCACAGTCGGTCAGACAATCACATTGACAGGATTAGGTCACAGCCTCAACGGGACACACATTGTTATCGCTGTACCGGTCAACTTGTTTGCTGGCGTTAACGAAGCAGGCGACCTGCTGTACAACGAAAACGAAATCATTGTCAACCAGTTGATGTTTCAAGATGTTGGCGACGATCTAGAACGATCTGCTGCCGATCCGTTTGGAACTTTGACATGGACTTTGACTTGTACATGGTTGTCATCAACTGCGCCAGTAATTGAGTTTCTTGGCATTTCGTCCGCAACTGCCAACGACACCGCCTTCCTGACTACTTGTGTCGCAGCTGCAAACTCCTGGTGTTTCAGGCGTCGCGTGCAGGCTGGTTACCACGACAGTCTCACGACCGTCCCTGACAGTTCAGTGCTGTTAGGAACCACGCTTTACGCTGCAGGGCTTTACCGTGAACGCGGGACCACTGGAGACAGTTACGCATCCTTCCAAGACATGAGCGGACCACCGTTAATGACCTTGGGTCGAGTCAACCAGTTGCTTGGCGTTAAGAGATCGCAGTGCGCTTAACATGGCTGGCATTTTCACAGACGCAATCAACGCGGTCTCAGCATCACTTACGGCCCTTGGGCTTAAACCTGTTACCGATCCACGCAACGCACGACCGCTCACAGTATTCATTGAGTTGCCGTCGTTTGAATCGTACGGTGCAAACCCAACATCCAAAGTCAGTGACGTCACAATCACTATTCGAATCCTTGGAGCGCCACCCGGCAACCAAGACTCAACCGACTACATCCTTGGCGTCGTGGACACCATCCTCGGCTCAAACATTGCAGTCATCAATGGACAACCATCCATCGCAACGATCGGGTCGCAAGACCTCCCCTGTTACGACCTCACTATTAAACTCACAGCGACACGCTAACTAACAAAGGAACAAAATCATGGCAATCGTTTACCAAGGCAGTGGACAAATCACCATTGGCGCAAACAACATTTCACTTAACTGTTCGTCCATCACCCTCGAAGCAGGTTTTGACTCGCTTGAGGCAACCGTCATGGGAGCCACAGGACACAAGTTTGTGGCTGGCCTTCAAACGGTGAGCGTTTCGGCAACTGTGCTTCTTGAGTACGGCGCGACTTCAGTTGAAAAGTATTTGTCAGATGTTGTCGGCGACGGCGACACCACCGTCATTGTTGCACCTGACTCTGGCGTGGCCGCACCCGGAAATCCGATCTACACAATTAGCAACATGATGATTTCGTCGTTTATGCCGATCTCAAGCACCGTGGGCTCCCTTGACACCATGACCGTTTCGGGCACTGGTGGCACTTGGGTTCGCGCCGTAGCCTGATCTAACCAACACAAACAAAGGACCCCGACATGATTGGTATGACGTTACGAGTAGAGATGCTCGACGGAGAAACACACGAAGCACCCATCACCTACGGTGTTGCGTGCAGGTGGGAGGACCATCATCCTCAGCTCTCCGTCGGGCAGTTTCTAGAGAACATGAAATTTAAGGCTTTGGCTTGGTTGGCATGGGACGCGGTTCGCTCAAGTGGCGTAATCGTTGAACTGTTTCCTAAGTGGGTTGAAAAAGTAGCGGACATCACGTTTGTCCCAAAAGAGAAACCAAAGCAGGACGCGCAGTCAACCTCATAGCGCAACTGGCACTCAGGACAGGCATCAGCCCATTGGATTTGATGAACTGTCCAGCGTCGGTTGTGGATGAGATGGTTCGTTTGCTTGTTGAGGAAAACGAGAAAGCGAAACACAAACGATGACAATTCAAGTGAAAGGTGTAGCCGAGACAATGCGCGAACTCGGCAAAATCAACCCTTCACTTAAGAAGGAATTGAACAAAGACATTCGAGCAATCCTCAAACCAATGTTGGCTGAGATCAACCAGTCCATTCCTAAGTCGCCTCCCCTATCTGGAATGGCCCACAACGGCCGTACCGGGTGGGGAAACCGTAAGAACGCACAAATCAAAATTGATACGCGCAAACCGCGCCGAGGGTTAAACGACAGTACCAATGTTGTACCCGTCAACATTGTGCGAATCCAAACTAAAGGCGCACCCGTCGCCATTGCAGATATGGCTGGCAAGGCTGGCGGTACGACATCGCGGCGAGAACCAAAATATCAACGCCCAAACTTTGGTCGTTCCCTACCGGGTGACCCTTCACGCTATATGTGGAAGAACGCCGAAAAAATGATTGGTAGTGTTGAGCGTGAGATGAGTGACACAATTGACCGTGTGGTCCGAGAAGCGAACGCTGAATTGGCAAAGGTGCGTCCCTAATGGCAATCAACATTCCGATCATTACAAGCCTTGAGGACAAAGGTATTAAAGCTGCTAAAGACGCTTTTGGAGATTTTAAGAAAGCGGTCGGGAACGCCGAAGGTGGACTCAACAAATTTAAGGCTGGCGCAAACGTCGCTTTAGATGCCGTCAAAGCCAACGCAGGCAACCTTGCTTTAGCAGGTGGCGCGGCTTTAGTCGGGTTCGCCGCACAAGGCATCAAAGCGTTCCAAGATCTCGCATTAGCCGCAGGCAAATTTGCGGATGCTACAGGACTATCAGTTCAGGACGCGTCACGCTATATCGAAGTCGCAGGCGACCTCAGTATCCCAGTAGACGCCGTTGAAGGCGCGATAGGTCGCCTCAACAAAACTATTGGTGCAGACCCGGACAAAGTTCGTGACCTCGGCATAGACCTCGTATACCTTAAAGATGGCTCAGTAGACGTCAACGAAACATTCCTAAACACAATTGACCGCCTCAAAAAGATTAAAGACCCAGCCGAAAAAGCGAGGGTTGCCGCTCAGCTGCTAGGCAAGGGCTGGCAAGGCATGGCCGAACTTATTGAGTTAGGCGCAGACGACCTTAAAAAATCTTTGAATGGTGTTTCGGATCAACAAGTTATTGATCCAAAAGAATTGCAACGCGCTAAAGATTTTCGTGACACTATGGATGACTTTGGTGACACAGCAAAACAACTTTCAATTGCCCTTGGTGAATTTTTGGTGCCAATCCTCGGAGACATTTTAAAACTTGTTGATGGAATGGTTTCAGGAATTGGTGACACTTGGAACTATTTGCAGAAACAGTGGGACAAAACCTATTTTGCTACCGCGTGGGATGACATCAACGACACAGTTGACATGGTTATTCTTGACATTAAAGACGGTTTCAAAGACATCTTTAACATTTTCTCAGACGAAAAAGAAGTTATTCCAGTGTTTGCTGAGGAAATGCGAGCCGCTCGTGAGGACACAGAGGACTTTAAGGATGCAATAAAGAAAGCCCGTCTAGACGCCATTTTGCCGTTCAATAATGCGGTAGACGGTATGACTACAGCGTTGATGGACGCAGATACGGCATGGAAAAATTTAACTAACAATCTCAGCCAAGAGGTAGCGTTAGACGGTGCCAAAACAAAATTGCAAGAATTGGAAGCCGCCACCAAACTTGCGTTTGGTTCAGGTGCCCAAAAAGATATTGATGACATGGAAGCAAAAGCCCTTGAGTTTGTTACTTCACTGCAAACTATTGCGACAAGCATGGGCGACATTTCATCCAAAGAAATTTTGATTCGATATAAAACGCAGGGTCCAGCAGCTGCTCTTGAGTTGGCTAACTATCTTGCTAGAGGTGCCGAGTACGGCGGTCTGAGTCCAATAGATGCTTTAAACCTTGCTGGTATTTCTACGTTGCCCCGTAGGGCTATGGGCGGTCCAGTCGCACCGGGCGGCTCGTATCTTGTGGGTGAGCAAGGTCCTGAGTTGTTTACACCGTCGGCATCAGGCAACATCAGTTCCACAGGCACCTTTGGTGGCGGTGCAACAATCACGGTCAATGTCAACGGTGGAGACCCCAACAGCATTGTTAGAGCCTTACAGCAGTACGTCCGTCAGTCGGGCCCTGTACCCGTGAACACGCGAGCAATGTAATGACTTCAACTACTTGGATGTTTTTGTTGAATACCTCAACAGATTTTACTTCAAGCGTTCTGTCAGCAAACATTAATTCGGGCCGTCAAAAATACTTAGACAATTACAACGGCGGTTCAATCAATATCACAATTAATAACAACACAAATTTGGCTAGCAGTTTCAACTTCAACGACAAAATCTATGCAAAAGTTGTTGGATCAACTACAAACTATCAAAATGTTTTTAGTGTCCAAGAAATTTTGTTTGACGATTACCCGGGCAACACGGGATTGAGTACGGCAACAATTGTTGCAGTTGATGGTCTCACAAGAGTTGGGCGATATCAAGCAACGTCTAAAGCTTTAACTCAAGACACAACTGGCAACCAAGCCATGCAATTCAATGGATCACCTTTACCAGCAGATATTTTGGTTGGCGCTTATGCGGCGTCAACAGGTAATTCGACTGCTTCAGCACAAACTTACACTGGCACAGTTTTGAACCAACTAAACATTCTTAACGCTACGGAACGCGGTTTAATGGAATGCGTTGGTAACGATTCTAATTATCAACTAATAAGTTTTTACTCTCGAAGTTGGGTCAACACTTTAATAGACACCGCTTTTTCGTTTGGCAGAACTACCTCTGCAACAAAAATTGCTTACGGTGACATTAAAAGAATCCAAAACGGAATGTCATTTATTAACACGGCGCAAATATCGCCGTTAGGTCTCGCAAATTCAAATAGAACAAATACAACTTCAATCAACAATTATGGGTCCGCTTTTTATAGTTCATCAACTGTTGATTACAACACCACGCAAGCAGATGGAAACGGTGACTGGATTGTCAACACTTTTTCCGATCCAGCAAACGTACGTTTCGAAATAAGTTTTACTGATCGAATGCAGGATGCGTCAGCATATTATGAATTTTCTCAGAGGTTTTTTACATCAGTTAAAGTTTGGTCATTAGAGTATTTAGTGCCGGGTGACGTATCGGTTACAACAATAAAACTTGTTAATGAAGGCTTCACAATAAACGTCACTCCTGAACAAACTCAATACCAGATATTTTTTAGTCCGTTGACTTACTACCAGTTTTTTACACTTAACTCAACTACACAAGGTATTTTGGACACCAGTCGACTTGGCTGGTAAAGGAGAAACATTATGGCTACACAGTGGACAGCAGGGACAACTAGTGGGCAGGTGTTGACTGCGGCGACGCTTAACACCATTGGGGCCGCATGGGTTGATTACACGCCGACCCTGACACAAGGCGTGACGGTAACTAAGACAATTTCAATTGCTAGATACTGCCAAATTCAAAAAACCATATTTGTGTCATTGTTTGTCTCAGCAACTAGCGCAGGTACTTTAGGCGCAAGCGTTGAAATTGGTTTGCCAATAGCGGCTAAATATAGCGGCGCAATGACGGGCAGTGGTTTTATCTACGACGCAAGCACGAATACGATGTATAACGTCCTTCCCTACACAGTCAGCGCCTCAGTCGTTTCAGCCTTTTATCAAACTGGCAGCAATTGGGGTTCAAGTCCAAACCTTGCTTTAGCAAATACTGACCAAATACGATTCAACTTTACTTACGAGGCCGCATAATGAAAACAGTTACTTGCACAAACGAAACCTGCCCAGACAACGGTGTCAACGAGTTTATGTGTGGCGACCCCGAATATGT